GTCTAGCAGTAGTACCACTAGCAATCTTATTTACTTGTGTTCTATACCACGTAGCCGATTTATCTGTATCGCCTGCTTTTTGTTTGATTGTATCAAATACGCTTGCCATACTACTATTTATGTTAGAAATAAATAGATTTATGAAGAAGATTAAGAAGTTGACTAATCCAGATAAACGACCTTATTCAGGTATATTTAAGCCTTTGAACCCACAAAAATATAAAGGCAATGTGAACAATATTATTTATCGTTCAAGTTGGGAGAAACGTTTTATGGGTTATTGTGATAAAAACAAAGATGTATTGGAATGGGGTAGTGAAGAAATTGCTATTTACTATCGTTCTATTGATAATCGACCACATAGATATTTTCCTGACTTCTATATGAAAGTAAGGCAATCAAACGGTACATTTAAAAAGTTCATTGTAGAGATTAAACCAAAAGCACAAACTCGTAAACCTAAAAAACCGTTACGTGAGAGCCGTACTTATAAAAACGCATTGTTAACTTATGAAAAAAACAGGCGTAAGTGGAGTACCGCCTACGCCTGGTGTTTAAAACGTGATATGAAGTTTGTAATCCTTACTGAGGATCACTTAAAAACTTTTTAAGCAAGTTTTGTTCCTTTTGTTCTTCGTAAATTAGAAACAGCTGATGTTGCAACTAAATTACTTTCTTCATTTGATCCAAGATCACTTAACTTTTCAATGTGATCAATGTGGATATCATCCTGATACACATCTAATGGTGTGCCAAACACATCATATGGATTTTGTATCTTTGATGTTTTAAGTTTTCTTTTAGTAAACTCATCAACATTATTAATCACATCTTTTGAAAAAAGTTGATCTTTTTGCCATTCAGATATATTCTTAATAATCCAATCTTTTAAAGTAGATTGTCTTACTTTCATAGCATCTCTGGTTATAGATTTTTGAGACCAAACAAATGTACCAGGTTTTGGTTTATACTGTTTACCAACAAGTTCAAATTCACTTGAATTAGTTTTGTGATCTCTTTTAGACAATTCAAACTGATTATATCTATTAAATAACTCTTTTATTTTTAAGAATTGTTTTGGTTTGATACTTACACCACAATCTCCTTCTACTAACATATCATAAATCATATAAAAGTTTCTTAATTGTTCTTTTGAGTGAAATACTTGTTTAGTTTTTAAATTAATAGGAAATTGTTTAGCAAACGTTTTAAAAAAAGTAGAAACTTTTTCGTAGGCTTCTATAATCTTTTTTCTATTAGATTCATCAAATACTTTGTCATACTCAATTTGAAGTTGACCATTAGTTAAGTGATAATTTAACAATTCAAAAACTACTTTAAGGTGACCTTTTTTTTCAACGTGATAGTTGCCGTCAAGTTTACCTACTTTTTGTAAAGTCATAACCATTTCAGGATTTGTTCCTGCAAAAGCATTATTGATTAAGTAACAAGCTGTAAATAACTTATTAGTGTGCATTTCAAATTCATTCCAACTTATTCCAGAGTTGTCATCAATCAAGTCTTCAATAAACTCATCAATGTCTCCTTCATTTCCAATAGCTAAAATAACTGTTTTGTCATCAATAACTTTTTGATAGTCTTCAGGCAGATCGTTATACACTAATCTTTCTTTTGAAAATTTAGCACCTTTATCATCTTCAAATGTTATTTTAACTGGTTCTTTTGTTATCGGATTTTTTAAATACCAATCTAGCTGTGATAAAAAGAATGACTTGATAGCATATTCTAATCTATTTTGACCATCAAGTGAAATAAATTTTGCACCTTTATCTTTTAATGCTAAAATATCTTTGTACATCATTTTATAAATGTCATATTTAACATTTTCTTTAGTTGATATATTAGATATTTTTAATTCTAGTTGTTCTAAAACCAAGTCAATATCTAAAATAGTAAATGTTGATTTACTTTGTGATCCTGAAACAAACAATCTATAAACGTAGGATCTAGCACGTAAACAATTGTCGGCTGTCCATTTAGATGTTTGTAGCAATCTTTGAAACCAAGTTTGATAAGATACTATTTTACCAGCGTGGTAAAGATCAAATAAGGTTCTTAATGTTGTGTGTTGAATTTTGTAACCTGTTTTGGCTACTATGTTTTTAATCATATTATTTTACTCCTTTATAAGTGTATCGAATACATCATAAGAAACGATATACACTTGTTAGTTTATATTATTATATAGTATATCACATCTCCTCATTTTGTCAAGCCTCTATTGAGTGGGTAGCCCGAAGGCTACCCAATTGAGAAAGTGAGAGAGATAGATTAGGAATCATCCTCAGCAAGTTTACTAAAGTACGATAGATCGTCATCACTATCGTTGGATGATCCAACTTCCTCTACTGAATTGTTAGAAGACATTGGCACGCTATCACTAGCAGGTGGGAGGTCAATATCTTCAACTGACTCAGTACTTCTTTGTCCAGTAAGTGTCTTATTCAGTTTCTCTTTGAGTTCCTCATAAGATTTAAAATTACTTGGATCAATGAAGGGCTTTAGAGCATATTGAGATTTCCATATTTTGTCAATCTCCTCATCAGTAGGTTTTAATCTACTAATCGGCTCAAATTCTGATTTATCATAATTCCAATAGCCGTCAACTTTTCTGATTTTTAATTTAAAGTTTGCACCTTCCCAAAAATCAAATGGGTTAACTGCTTTTTCATCTTCAAACGCTGGGTTCATTGCTTCAGTAATCTTATCAAATATTTTCTTACCAAACTTGAATAGAAATACTTTGCCTTCGTTTTCAGGATGTTTAGGATCGCTAACTACTAAAATATTAGAATAGTATTGTAACTTTCTTTTTCTTTTTCTAGCAATTTCTTTATCGGCTTCTATGCCTGTATTCCACAACCTTGTATTTTCTTCACTAACAGGATCCTTTTTGTTAAGTGTAGTTAAAGAGTTTTCAATATACCATTGACCACCTGGTCCTTGAAAGGCGTGATGCCAAACTCTTTGCCATGGCATATCTTCACCTTCAATAGCAGGTAAAAATCTGATTACAGCGTAACCATTGCCAGACTTATCAAGTTCAGGTTTCCATAACCTATCGTCTTGGTATTTGTTTTTCTTTTCGGGTTGTTCGATTGTGTTTTCTAACTTCTTAGTTAGAGCATCAAAGTTTGACTTTGACTTTTTTAGGGCTTCTAATGCACTTGACATTGTATGTATCTCCTTGTATATATTGTTGTACGTATTAATTGTATTAATGTAAGTATAATATTATTTATACTACTTTTTTCTACCATTAACATTTTTTTTTGTTTTTGATTGAAATAGTTTTGCTAGTCTTTCAAAAGCATTATCTATCAAATCACAAAATCTGTATATTATCTTATCAAACATAATTTTACTATATGTACCTGGTGGGACTTATTGGTTTACCCACAAGCTTTCCCGAAGCGTCCAATCTAATGTTAGATGGTCGGTACTCACAGCAAAATAGTGTGTCTTCAGCCACTAGGCCGTAACCCTCACTACCCTCGCCTTACACCCGCTTAAGCGTTGTTCAGCCACAAGGCCAAATAAAGTTCGAATCTTTATTTGTTTTAACATAATCTCATTATAACAGATTTAACTCAATCTGTCAAGCAGCTGTGCTTGATCAATATATTCTAAATTGATGTCCTCTTGTGCTGTAAATACGTCTATTTTACGGTTTGTAGGACTATCGTTTAATTCTTTATTTACTTTAAAAAACTTAATTTTAGGGTTTAACTCCATTAGTCTTTTCCATTGTAACTCCCAATTACCTGATGGTGTAGGTTCAAATTCTGAAGCAACGTAATTGTGTGTGCTTTTATAGATATTATTTACAGTATTGGTATCAGATACTAGGTCGTGGCCTATCATATAAACTTCATCTGGTTTTTCTAACTTAGTTGCTATGTAACCTGTTGTAGGTCCACAAGCCCAACCATCATCTCTTCCATCTTCTTCACAATCTCTTATATCATATGCTTGATCTGGTTCTTTTATCCAAGAAACATAGACGTGTGAATTGTGTATATGTTTTTTTACTCGTTCTCTATCACCGCCTTCTTCTTTTGCTTTTTTTAATATTGTAACAGCACCTTCTATTGTAGAACCGTGTGTAACAAACTCTTGTGAGTCGTCTTGTTCATTTGCCTTTATCAAATCAAATTCTTTCATATCTTTTAAATCTTGTATAGAAGCCATACCTTCAACAATACTTTGATATAACATTGTTGGTACTTTTGTCCATGCTCTAAAATAACAAGGTTTCTTTTGAGCAAAGCCACTATGATAAACTTCGTGTATCATACCACCGTCAACAGCTGTAAGCACATCAATTAAATCTGGATGATCTCTATAGATAGCATTACACCCATATAGTTTACCGTGAGGTTTTAAAAGACTTAAATCAAAGTCTTTTCTACTTTCACCATTACCAATTAAAAATACTTTATTTGTTGTATTCATCTGTTACATCTTCAACATTTAATTCACCATAATACATAGTCCAAAAACCTGTAGGATCGCCATAATTTTTTTCTATATAATCGTGGCCATCTTCTTCCCATTTTTCGTCTAGTTCTTCCGTTGTAATACCTTTTGTATTTTCAAAATAAAAAGAACATTGATCATCAACTTCCTGGTCTTCTACCATTGTAGAGTCAAATTCAAATTCATTATTATTGTCATCTTTGTCCCCAATAATATCTGACAGTTCTTCATCATCTTTTACTTTTACTACACAATGTCCCCAACGGTACATTTCCTCTGTATAAAATGATATTGTATTATCATCATTTTCATATCTTGTATATTCAAAAATGGACTTTTTCCATTTAGGTGATATTTTGTAAAATTTAGTCATCTATAGCATTCTCCTGTTCAAAGGCCAACAAGTCAACTGCTTCTTTTGGCACATATTTTAAGTTCTTCCAACTTTCAACTTCTTCAATTGTTATTTCTAATCTATCAGCTATGTCACCTATATCCATAGCAACATCTTCCATTTCTTCTATAAACTCATCATAGGTAAATTTAGTCTGATTCATTACTTTTTTCCCTTGTTATAAGATTATCAGGTTTATCTATAGGCATACCTGTTCTATCAAACCACTTATTTTTTACATTGTAAACATAGCCCAAAGAACCGTCTGATAGTTTGATTGATTTCTTATCAATCTTGCCATCGTAGGTAGAACCATCTTTTAAAACTAATTCTAATGTGCCGTGTAGGTTTTGATAGATTCTATCAATTGTTTTATCACCATATTTGTTTGACTCTGGTATCATACAAACACCTCCTTCATAATAAATTTACATTTTGTTATATTGAAATTAACAAATGGTTTTAACTTGGTAATCTTAAATGACTTTTCAGGCCAGATAATAGTTTCGGTAATTTCTTTATCCCAATTTTTAACAAACGATAAAATCTTATCCAAGATGATGAATGTTTGTACTCCAATTTGTTCAGAAAGAAGTAACCGTAACAATCTCGGATGTTGGCCATTAGGTACACGAAACATATCATCAAAAGAAATCCTATCACCATCAATGATATTACGAACCAATAAGCAATCATTTCTAAAATTGTAGGTAAGTGCTTGATTATACTTTTTCCACTTTGTATAATTAGTTTCTCCATCTGCTCTGACTAAGTTTCCTATCCACGTTTTTGAGTTGTGAAAGAAGTTGCATACAAAATATTCTAGCATTTCTTCCTTATTATATTTAGTTGTAAGTTTATGAAAGAAAAATCTGTCATTACGTTTTAAAAATGTATTAAATGTTGAGTTAACTTTAGCATTGTGTTTATAAAAATCATAACTATCGGAAGTAAAGTGTAGTTTAATAGCCAAGTATAGTGTATAAGCTTCATAGCTGTTCATATAGGTAAAACTGCTGTACTTGATTTTTCAACCAAGTTAAGTTTTTCTGCTTCTTCTTTTATTTTTTCTTTGAGAGATTTATTTACAAGAGGACCTATAGATGATGGATCTATATCGTTGTTTTCACAATAACTTATAACTGCGTCCATATAAGTTATCTTTTTTTCTTTAACAATGCCCTCTATTATAAGACTAAACTTTTTACTATTCATTAAATTCATAATATTATTATAACACTTTATATTAAAATTGTCAAGCCTGTGTTCTGTTACTAGGTCACAGGCAACCTTTAACTGCTTATGCAGCCATAGCTAAATTGTTAGCATTTATGATTTGATAGTAGGTTATCAGCCATTAAACTCCAGTATGTTTTAACTGCGAATCGATCCTAGTTCCACCCCTAAAATTTCATTGTTTTAATGGTGGAGTGGGAGGGAATTGCACCCTCGTCTTCTCCAGGTATTATCATACCTTCAACGTTTAATTCTTTAATGGTTTTGTTAAATCAAATGTATGAAATATCAAACATCTTTCAGAACCACTTGGTATATCAATTGTAGCTGTAGTTTCTGTATTATCTTTGTTTATATAATAAGTTATCATATATACAGGTTGACCATCTTTTTGCATACCTTCTCTACCTAATGATACGTTTACTGGTTCAAAACCAAAATGATTTAAATAGTTATCTACTAGTTCTGGTTTAGTACATAGCGCTGGTATTTGTTGAAAATAATACTCACCGAAATCTTTTTCGTGGTCTGCATATGCTATACTAGAAATTAGTAAACTTAAAATTATTATTATCTTTTTCATAAATCCCTTTAGCAGTTATGGTCGCAAGTAGGATATATTAAATCACCTTTTTTATTAATTCGACTATTGACTCTTTTCTTTATTAATTATTTATATCAAATCTATCTAAAAAATCTTTAGTGTGTTTATAAAACAACTCTTGGTGTTCTTTTATTTTATCTTCACCGTGTACCCATTCTTGTACAAATCCATCTTCACAAGTAGCCAATATAACTGTTTGCTCAATCTTTTTGTCTGGATATAATTCTTCAAACATTTTAGCATAGGCAGAACATTGTAAAAAGTTACCATAATTATAATCTTCATCACGTCTTTTTGTAGATGTTTTAAAATCAATTACAGATAACTTACCTTTATATTCAGCAATACAATCAACTTGTCCTGCAACACCTATTTCTTTTGAGTAAATAATTTCTTCTAGCATATGAATATTATCTATTCTTGCTAGATATGGTTTTACAATTCTAAACAAACCTAGTGGTGTAACAGCAGTTATGCCAACAGATTTATCATCTTCGTTATTTAAATGATTTTCTATTAATGTGTGAGTTGTTTTACCACGATTTGTGGCAGACACAGAAATATAGTTGGCCATCTTTTCACCAACTGCGTTTCTCCACGATTCTA